CAATGGAAATGGGCTATACATACAGGCACATAACACGGCTGCACGGTGAAGCCCTTCAAGCTGTCCGAAAAATCCTGAATGAAAAAGATGTCCTAAAATGTCCTTGAATGTCCTATTTTAAATATGTTATTGTTATGCTGCAATAATTAAATGATGATAGCTTCTAAGCCTGACAGGGTTCCACCTCCTTACCTGTCAGGCTTTTATTATGCCAGAAAGGGGAAGGTGTATGAAAGCTATAAAATGTGACTTGCCTTTTGCTGAAAGAATTGAAGTGCATCCGATGTCTGATCTGCATCTCGGTGACATTCATTCAGACTTCAAGGCTATCATGGAAAAGATTGAACACATAAAGAACACACCGAATGCTTACTGCATCCTTGACGGTGACTTGATGGATTCCGCTATTGCAAGCAGCATCGGTGACACTTACGGCGCATCACTTCAGCCTATGGAACAGTTGCGGCAGTGTGTGAACATCTTTGCACCGATAAAGGACAAGATTCTTGCTGTGCTTCCAGGGAACCACGAACACAGGATTTACAAGACGGACGGCCTTGACATAACAGAAATAATGTGCAGTCAGTTAGGGATTGTTGACAGATATTCCCCAACTACTGCACTTTTGTTTATCCGCTTCGGCACAAGCAGCAGCCACAGGAAGAACAGGCCGCAGCTTTACACAGCTTATGTCACACACGGCAGCGGTGGCGGCAGGAAGGAAGGCGGCAAGGTGAACAGGCTTGCTGACCTTGCAAGCATTGTTGATGCTGACATTTACATTCATGCCCACACGCATCTGCCGCTTGTATTCCGTGAATCGTTCTTCAGGGTCAGCGGCAGCAATTCTTCTGTTGCTGAAGTTGAAAAGCTGTTTGTGAACACAGCGGCTTCTTTGCGTTACGGCGGTTACGGTGACAAGCAAGCATATAAACCTGCTTCAAGGAGATCCCCGGTGATATATCTGAACGGCCTGAAGCATGAAATGTGGGCGCAACTTTAAAGAAGGAAGGAAATCAGATGAACATTACACAGCGCAAAGTTACAGAAATCAAGCCTTACGGCAAGAATCCGAGAAAGAACAATGATGCAATGAAATATGTTGCTGCATCAATACAGGAATTCGGCTTCAAGGTTCCTATTGTCATAGACAAAAACGGCATTATTGTTGCAGGTCACACAAGATGGAAAGCGGCAAAGTGGCTCGGCCTTTCTGAAGTTCCCTGTATTATTGCGGATGATCTGACCGATGAACAGATAAAGGCTTTCCGTCTTGCTGACAACAAAGTTGCTGAAAAGGCTGAATGGGATTTTGACCTGCTTGCAGAAGAACTTGATGACCTGTTTGATTTTGACATGTCTGTGTTCGGCTTCGGCGAAGATGAAGAAGAAGCAGCACCTGTGCCGCCTGAAAGAACTGACCTGTCAGACAGCATCGGTGAAACCTTTGAAATTGTTATCACCTGCAAGAATGAACTTGAACAGGAAGAAATATTCTATAAGCTGACAAATGAGGGGTACGAATGCCGAACTTTGACATTATAAAAGAAGTTCATCCTGACAACACATTCAGGGTGAACAGTATTGTCAATAACTTTGATTTAGACCTTGAACATGTGCATGAACACTTCAGCGGCAGCATTGACATTGAAGGGCTTGACTGGAATGTTGGCTTGATTGTCGGCAGTTCAGGCACAGGCAAAAGCACAATTGCAAAAGACTGCTTCGGTTCCGACTATATCAAAGGCTATGATTATTCTGCTTCTTCCGTTATTGATGATATGCCGAAGAACAAAAGCCTGAAGGATATTGAAAAGGCCTTTACAAGCGTTGGCTTTGCAAGCCCACCTTCCTGGCTGAAGCCCTATTCCGTATTGTCAAACGGTGAAAAGATGCGGACAGACCTTGCAAGAAGCATCCTTGAAGAGCGTGACATTATTGTGTTTGATGAATTCACTTCTGTTGTGAACAGGGAAGTTGCAAAGACATCAAGCTATGCAATAGCAAAGGCTGTCAGGAAACAGGGCAAGAAGTTTGTTGCTGTTGCCTGTCACCGTGACATTATCGAATGGCTTGAACCTGACTGGATATATGACACGGATGAAAAGCGTTTTTTTCTTGCAAGGGCGAATTCAAGCGCCCGGAAATCAAACTTGAAATATACAGGGTTGACAACGCAATTAAAAAACAAGTATGGGAAATCTTCAGGAAGTATCATTATTTAAACACTGACCTTCACACGGCGGCACAGCAATTTGTGGGCGTTGTCGGTGATGAAATTGTTTGTCATACAGGCATTATATATTTCCCTATGAAAAAGGGAGCGAAAAGGGTTCACAGGCTTGTTGTGCTGCCTGATTATCAGGGCATAGGCATCGGCACAAGCTTCATCAGGGCTGTTGCAAAAATCGTTAAAGAAGAAGGCTTTGAATTGAACCTGACAACAACAACACCTGCCCTTGTCGGTGCGCTGAAGCGTGATCCTGAATGGGTGCTTGCCCGGTGCGGCAGAACAAAAGGCATGGGTTGGGTTGATGCGAAAAATCCTCAGAAGCAGCTTGCAGGGGCATCAAGTGAAAGACGAATAACATTCAGCTTCTGGTTCAAAGAAGCACAGTGAAAGGCAGGTGATGTGATGTGGCTAACGAGCAGAACCTAAATCCAGTCAGAACCAAGAGCGAAGCAAGTAACAGGGGGCGCAACGGCGGCATTGCATCAGGCAAGGCAAGGCGTGAAAAGAAAATGATGAAAGAAACGCTTGAAATCCTGCTGTCAATGCAAATGAAATCAGGTCAGGCAACAGATATTGAAACAATCAGAAGCTTTGCCACCTTGAAGGGAAAGAACATCACTGTTCAGGATGCTGTGTCAATAGCAATGCTTCAGAAGGCTATGAAGGGCAATGTCCGTGCCGCTGAATGGGTGCGTGACACGGCAGGTCAGAAGCCTGTTGAAAACATGAACATGAATATGAATCTTCCTGTTTTCTTTGAAGGGGAAGATGAACTTGAAGACTGAACTATATTCAAAAATATATCTGCCTGATTGTGTCGGCAAGGGATATAAAGCGTTTTGGAACTTCAAAGGCAGGTACCGTGTTTGCAAGGGAAGCCGTGCTTCAAAAAAGTCAAAAACAGCAGCATTGTTTTATATCTATATGATGATGAAACTTTCTGCAATAGGGCTTCTGCCGAATCTGTTAGTTGTCAGAAAGACATACAGAACCTTGAAAGATTCCTGCTTCACAGAACTGAAGTGGGCTGTTCACCGTTTAGGCGTTGATAACCTTTGGCAATTCAAAGAATCTCCCCTTGAAGCTGAATACTTGCCGACAGGTCAGAAGATATATTTCCGTGGGCTTGATGATCCTTTGAAGGTAACATCAATCACTGTTGATGTCGGTTGCCTTTGTTGGATGTGGATTGAAGAAGCCTATGAAATAACAAGTGAAGCTGATTTTGACATCCTTGATGAATCAATCCGTGGTGAAGTTCCTGAAGGCTTGTTCAAGCAAATCACGCTGACATTCAATCCGTGGAATGAACATCACTGGCTGAAGAAGCGTTTCTTTGATAATCCTGATGACAACACGCTTGCACTGACAACCAATTACATGTGCAATGAATGGCTTGATGCTGCTGACATCAAAGTGTTTGAGGATATGAAGAAGCGCAATCCCCGGCGTTATGCTGTTGCAGGTTTGGGCGGCTGGGGCATTGTTGACGGCCTGATATATGAAAACTGGAAAGAAGAAGCCTTTGACATTGATGAAGTCAGAAGCAGACCGGGCATTGTGTCTGCATTCGGACTTGACTTCGGTTATACAAACGATCCCACAGCACTGTTTTGCGGCCTGTTAGACAAGGAAGCAAAGCAGCTTTTTGTGTTTGATGAACTATATGAAAAGGGCATGTCAAACAAAAGGATTGCTGAAGCTATACAGTGCATGGGATACGGCAAGGAACGCATCACAGCAGATAGTGCAGAACCGAAGTCAATTGATGAACTGAAAAGCCTTGGCTTGCGTGTCAAGGGTGCTGCAAAAGGCAAAGACAGCATTAAGAACGGTATTCAGTGGATACAAGACCTTGAAATTATAATTCATCCCCGGTGTGTAAACTTCTTAACCGAAATAAGCAACTACACATGGGACACAGACAAATTCGGCACAAAGCTGAATGTGCCTATTGATGATTTTAACCACTTAATGGATGCCCTTCGTTATGCCTTGGAAAAGCACATAACAGGCAACTGATGGCTTGTGTAACATGGGGGAACAAATATGCTGAAAGAACACGAAATCAAAACATTCATAGACCAGGATGCAGCAAGCACAAAAAAGCAGCTTGCAAAGGTGGGCATGAAGTACTACGAGGGTGACCACGATATAAAGAACTATCGTATCTTTTATGTTGATGCGGATGGGAACCTTCAGGAAGACAAGCTGAAAAGCAATATCAAGATTAGTCATCCGTTCTTCACCGAGCTTGTGGATCAGGAAGTCCAGTACATGCTTTCCGGGAAGGACAGCTTCATTCTGTCTGACAATCCTGACCTTCAGGAAGAACTTGATGCATATTTCAATGACAATGAAGACTTCACTTCAGAACTGTATGAGGTTCTGACAGGTGCAGTTTCCAAGGGCTTTGAATATATGTATGCCTATAAGAAAGAAGACGGCAAGACGGCGTTCCAGTGCGCTGACAGCATGGGTGTCATTGAAGTCCGTGCAAAGGAAACTGATGACGGCTGTGAATATGTTATCTTCTGGTACATTGACCGCATAGGCAAGGACAACAAACGCATCAAGCGCATTCAGGTGTGGGATAGCAAGCAGACTGTGTTTTATGTGCAGGAAGAAGACGGCAAGATAATGCCTGATAACTGCTTTGAACATCCGAAGGGCAGCTTCACCAATGTCAGGCCACATGCTACATACAAGAAAGACGGTGACGAAGCTGTTTATTATGAAGAATTCGGCTTCATTCCTTTCTTCCGTCTTGACAACTGCAAGAAACAGTTCAGCGGCCTGAAGCCCATCAAGCACCTGATTGATGATTATGACCTGATGTCCTGCGGCCTTTCAAACAATATTCAGGACAGCAATGAAGTTCTGTATGTTGTCAAAGGCTTTGAAGGTGACAACCTTGATGAACTGCAACTGAACACCAGAACAAAGAAGCTTGTCGGTGTGCCTGAAGGCGGTGATGTTGACATCAGAACTGTTGACATCCCTGTTGCTGCAAGACAGGCAAAGCTTGAACTTGATGAAAAAAATATATACAGGTTCGGCATGGGCTTCAATTCTGCACAGCTTGGTGATGGCAACATCACTAACATTGTCATCAAGTCAAGATATGCGCTGCTCGATCTGAAGTGCAACAAGCTTGAAATCAGGCTGAAGCAGTTCATGCGGAAGCTGCTGAAAGTTGTGCTGAAGGAAATCAATGACCTGAACAGCACTGACTATCAGATGAAGGATGTCTATTTCAACTTTGAGCGTGAAGTGATGACGAACGCTGCTGACAATGCACAGATTGAATTTGTTGATGCACAGAAGCAGCAGGTGCAGGTCACAACTATGCTGAA